GCCATGGATTTTACAGATGATGCTCTAAGAGCAGACTATGATGATGAGGGGATTGATAGCAGAACTTTTGATGCTAGGAATAATGCCTTTAATCAAGCTGAACAAGCGTTTTACGATGAAGACGGTGAGATCAATCCTGAAGCGGATCTAGATGCTACACTGGAACATCTAAAACAATTTTGGAGTGTGTAAGTGAAAATCAACGAAATTCTAATAGAAGCAAAAGCAACCAGCCAACGTTTAGATCCTAAGTGCTGGAAAGGTAAAAAGATTGGTAATCCCAAGACCAAAGTCAAAGGTGGTGTGCGTGTAAACAACTGCGTGCCTATCGAAGAAACTTATGAAGGCGATGAGTTTTATGAAGCCTACGGTGATTTGTGGTATAACGAAGACGAACAATTAGATGAAGCAGAATATCACGGACGTAAAGTATCTTTAGGCAAACCCATGCAGGGTGATGTTAAGAAATTCAAAGTATATGTTAAAGATCCCAAAACAGGTAATGTTAAGAAAGTAAACTTTGGTGATCCTAACATGCGTATTAAAAAGTCAAACCCAGCACGCAGAAAATCATTTAGAGCACGTCATAACTGTGCTAACCCAGGGCCGCGTACTAAAGCACGCTATTGGTCTTGCCGTAAGTGGTAATTATCTAAGACGCATTAATTTTAAAGCTATAAAAATCTGACAGTACATCCATCCGCTGTCAAATTCCCACCATCGACGACTAAACCAAGGCTTACTAGCATCTATATGGTGATGTGCATGTATTTCTTCACCGCCAAAGAATATACTGATAGGAAATAGTACTCGAGAACGATCAGTGCCTACATTACCAGCATAAGTGAATCCAACTTTATGTATGATATAATTACCAAAGAATATACCTATATATTTGGCACCAAAATATAGTCCTGCACCAATAACAAATCCTACCCACCCAAAAAATATAGTTTGTAGTAGCCACATTAATTGTAGACCTAATCGAGGATACTTACAGTAAAGATTACGTTCAATCCAATCGTTGGTACTGACAACATCAGATGCGTATTCTTCTACCTCTTCAGGGCTTATGTAGTTTGCACGATTAGGGTCACTGTGACTGACATCAAACATTTGAGCAAACGTATAATGATGTGGACTGTGTGGATCTTTTGGTCCATCACTGTATCTGTGATGTTTGCGATGTTTAGCCGCATAGTGTTGCATCCAATTTGGCCAGGTAAAAGCCATGGTAAACCAAATCCAAAAACGGAAAAAGTGCTCTAGTGCCGGATGAAATACAAAATAATTATGACCTTTACCTCTATGCACGTATACGCTATAGAAGTTGCCCATAAAATGCCAAATAATCAAAAATGTTATTAATGCCGCTTGCCAACCAAACATAATGTCTCCTATAAAAATATTTATGATAATTGTTGACAAAGATAATTAATTATAATACACTATATTATCTTTAAATTAAAGGAGAAATACAATGTCTGCAAAAATGTTTTCAAGCGAACAAAAAGCTAAATTAACTCAATTGGTTAACGAAGGTATTGCCGTACTTTCAGAAATTGAAGATTTGAGTGCAGGATTAAATGACACTGTTAAAGCAGTAGCAGAAGAATTAGAAATTAAACCAGCTATTTTGAAAAAAGCAATTAAAATTGCTCAAAAATCAAAATTCAGCGAAACTAATCAGGATCACGAAACACTACAAGATATTCTTGAAACTGTTGGCCGTACCGTTTGAAGCAACGCATCAAGGATTTTTTCTTAAAGAGTTATCACAGTGACAAAGTTGCATTCGGATGTGAAATGTTCAGCTTTGTGGTTACAGTTGCGGCTAGTCTGACTTTAGCCATAACTGCTAACAAACCAAATATGATGATAGTATATCCTGGATTTTTTATAGGATCCAGTGCGGCAGTTATCGCTTACTATCGCAGAGGCCTAGCCTGGCCTCTAGTATTAACCACATACTTTGCCTTAAACAATATTTTTGGGTTTGGTAGAGCTGCACTGTGGTGGTAGTTGACATCAGTTAAATACTATATAATAATTATTATTCGCCCATTATGGGTATGAAGAGTGTGTGTGAGCTAGAAGTCGCACAAAAAGGAAAAAGATGAGTTACGTAGACGCATTGTTCGATAGAACAAAAGATCGCATTTACATCGTTGAGCGTGTAAATGGGCAAAGAGAATATAAAGAATACCCCGCAAATTACACATTTTACTACGACGATCCTCGTGGTAAATTTCGTACCATATATGATACCCCTGTAACAAAATTTAGCACACGTGTAGGCAAAGAGTTCCACAAAGAAGTTAAAATCAACAGCGGTAAACGCATTTGGGAAAGTGATATTAACCCTGTGTTCCGCTGTCTCGAAGAAAACTATCTAGGACAGAAATCTCCCAAACTACAAACAGCATTCTTTGACATTGAAGTCGACTTTGACCCGGTGCGAGGTTTCAGTCGTCCAGAAGATCCATTTAATCCAATTACTGCGGTATCAGTATATCTAGATTGGCTAGACAAATTAGTTACTATGGTTATCCCACCTAAGAGCATGAGTTGGGAAACTGCTGAAGAGATCTGTAAGCAGTATGATAACTGTTTCCTGATGGAACGTGAAGAAGACTTGCTTAAAACATTCTTGGACTTGATCGACGACGCTGATATCTTATCAGGTTGGAACTCAGAGGGCTTTGATATTCCCTACATGGTACAGCGCACTAATCGTGTGTTAAGTAAAGATGACACACGCAGATTCTGTTTATGGGGTCAGTTCCCCAAGCAACGTGAGTTTGAACGCTTTGGTGCAGCTAACATGACATTTGATTTGATTGGTCGTGTTCATATGGACTATATGCAACTGTATCGCAAGTACACATACGAAGAACGCCATAGCTATAGTCTAGATGCTATTAGTGAATATGAACTAGGTGAAAGTAAAACACAGTATGAAGGCACATTAGATCAACTATATAATAAAGACTTTGCTAAGTTTATCGAATACAATCGCCAAGACACAGTATTGTTGCACAAACTAGATACTAAACTACGCTTCTTAGATCTTGCCAATGAACTAGCGCATGACAACACTGTGCTATTACAAACTACCATGGGTGCTGTGGCAGTTACTGAACAGGCTATCATTAACGAAGCACATCAACTAGGTATGGTTGTTCCGAATCGTAACCGTGATGAGCAGTTTGACACACAAGCGGCAGGTGCGTATGTAGCGACTCCTAAAGCAGGCATGCATGATTACATTGGTGCTATCGACATTAACTCACTGTATCCAAGTGCTATTCGCGCACTTAACATGGGACCAGAAACTATTGTTGGACAATTACGTCCTACAATGACTGAACACTATATCAAAGAAAAACAAACATCAGGTAGCAGTTTTGCTGATGCGTGGGAAAACTTGTTTGGTAGTTTAGAGTATACTGCTGTGATGAATGGTGAAGTTGGCACAGAGATTACCATTGATTGGGCCAATGGTACCAGTGATGTCTTAAGTGCCGCAGATGTTTGGCGATTGATATTTGACAGCAACAAGCCCTGGATACTCAGTGCTAACGGTACTATCTTTAACAATGAACGCAAAGGTATTATACCTGGCTTGCTAGAACGCTGGTATCGTGAACGACAAGATATGCAGGTTAAAAAGAAAGAAGCAACTACAGACGAAGACACAGCGTTTTGGGACAAACGTCAGTTGGTTAAAAAGATTAACTTGAATAGTTTGTATGGTGCTATTCTTAATCCTGGTTGTAGATTCTTTGACAAGCGTATTGGACAATCAACTACCTTAACTGGGCGTACTATCGCCCGACATATGGATGCGTATATCAATGAGTGTATCACAGGGATATATGATCACACTGGCGAAGCGATCATATATGGTGATACAGACTCGTGTTACTTTAGTGCATATCCAATGGTCAAGAAAGACGTAGAAGAAGACAAGATGGAATGGAACAAAGACATAGCAGTAGGGTTATATGACAGTATCGCAGATCAGGTCAATGAAAGTTTTCCGGCGTTCTGTGAAAAGGCATTTCATACTCCTAGACGCCAGGGCGAACTGATCAAAGGTGGGCGAGAAAGTGTATCGCTCAAAGGCCTGTTTATTAAAAAGAAACGCTATGCTATCCTAATCTATGATATGGAAGGGCATCGTTTAGACACACACGGTACACCAGGCAAAGTAAAAGCCATGGGATTAGACTTAAAGAGATCAGATACTCCAAAAGTGATCCAAGACTTTTTAAGTGACATCTTATTATCTGTATTAACTGGTGCAGAGAGTGATGCTATTATTGCCAAGGTGCGTGACTTTAAATTAATCTTTACAGAGCGTCCAGCTTGGGAAAAAGGCACTCCTAAACGTGTAAACAATTTGACCAAATACACTAAAGAAGAAGAACGCTTAGGCAAAGCCAACATGCCAGGACATGTGCGTGCGGCTATGAACTGGAACAACTTAAAACGTATGATGGGTGATCAATACAGTATGAGTATCGTAGATGGTATGAAAACAGTAGTGTGCAAACTCAAAGACAATCCCCTGGGCTATAGCAGTGTTGGCTATCCCACAGATGAAACACATATTCCTGCATGGTTTAAAGAATTACCGTTTGATGATGCTAGCATGGAAACTGGTATCGTGGATCAAAAGGTAGAAAACTTACTAGGTGTGTTGAAATGGCAAATCGCTGAGAACACACAGATTGCAACAACATTTGATAATTTGTTTAGTTTTGAATAATGTCTACGTTAGCAGAATTAGTAAAATTTAAAAATGATCTCAAAGATACTATCGATGATTTATCGTTAGAATCCGAGGTTTTAGAAAAAACAAGATTAGTCGATTCGATTAAATACCGGCACGAAATAACCGACTATCATCAAGATCTAGAACAGTATCTACAGGAATGTCAAAATTTACTTGCTAAAAATAATGATATAATCAGATTAATAAAAAATACGATAGAAAAAATTGACAACGATATTAATATAAAAGTTCAATCAGGATTAGATGAAAATAAATTTACTGAAGAATCTATACATCAAATACTATCAACTAATCAAGAAATAGAAAAAATTATTCAATCTAGGATCGGTGGATACAGTAATTGGAGGTTTCCTGGATTACAATTACATTGTAGATATAATAGAATAACTCCTATCCCAGACAATTTTGTTAATCCAAAAGATAGGATTGGTCCAATGGTCGGAAATGATCCTTTATATCTGGTCGGGCTAGATCTTGAAACTTTAACTGAAACTATCGCTGATTATCCTGAAAGTTATCAACGTAAAATTAGATTATACGAAGTAAAGAAAAGAGACCTTTTAGTGTTACCACATGCACAATTTGGATTTATACTTTGTTGGGATTTTTTAAACTATCTTCCTTTAGGTGTTATAGAATGGTATCTTAAATCGATCCTTGCGTTATTACGACCAGGGGGTGTTGCACTTTTTAGTTATACCAACGGAAATATCGAAACATCTGCTAGTTTTGTTGATCAACAGAGATACTGCTGGGCGACCGATATAATAATAAAACAAATGGTCGTTGACATAGGATTTGACATTATTAATTTTACAGACATTCCAACCAACGACAACGAACTTACTTGGGTAAGTTGGGCTGAAATCAAAAAATCAGGAGAATTGCAAACAGTAAGAAAACAACCAGTTGTAGGAAGAATATTATCAAAATAACTTTTTCAAATAACTTGCAAGATCTAAATAAATCGTATATAATCAATTATCAAAGGAGAATTAAATGAAAGACCATCTATTAGACATCGTTAAAAACACTTATGGTTTAGGTATTATTGACTTAGTGAAAGTATCAGGCACAGAAGCAGAAACAACAATTGAAGCACTAGCAGAAGATCGTAGTGTTATCGTCCAAGCAAAACTAAATGGACCAGTGACAGAATTTATCGGCACATTTGGTATGCCAAACTTGGCAAAACTAAACACTATCTTAGGTATTCCGGAATACAAAGATAATGCTAAAATCGCATTAACTAAACAAGATCGCAATGGTGAACAGGTAGCAGTAGGATTGCATTTTGAAAATGCCGCAGGCGACTTTAAGAACGATTATCGTTTTATGAGCACAGAAATTGTCAATGATAAACTCAAAACAGTTAAAATGCGCCCAGTGACATGGCACGTAGAATTTGAACCAACAGTGACCAATATCCAAAGACTTAAATTCCAAGCAAGTGCTAAC